TACATATAAAGACGCAGTAAAAACTATGATACATCCAGCAGGTGTAGCCTTGTTTGGAGAATTTGAAATTTTTAATAATTTTAACTTAGCGATTGAATTAGAATCTCTTATTAAGTCTTTGGCTATTGGTGTTCAAGAGCCAGAACTTATTGTCACTGACGTAGATACTTACTATTTTGTTAAGGGATTAGATAACCTACCAGTGTTTGTACAAGAGTTAACTACAAACAACTTTGTAGATAACCAAACATCTGTAATAACAAGTGTGTTTAATAAGAGTGTATCTGATCCAACCGATACATTAGTTGTTTTATCAGACCCACAAAAACTGTTTTCTTTTGGAAAAACAGAATTAGTTGTTATTGATGACACTAACATTAGTACTGGTGTAGGGGTATCTTTAGACACTACACAAATTATAGATGATAGTAATATTACTAGAGATACTTTTACGTCTCTTCAATCTCCAGAACAATTGATTGAAGAAACTAATTTAGTACTTGAAATGAACGATACTAAATATATGATTCTACCTATACAACATATAACGGAAACTGAATTCGGATATGTAGTGAAAGATCCATATGAAGAAGGAAACTACTTCTCGGAAATTTATTTAAACAACAGAGATGCTATTTTTAGCAGTTAAAAGGAGATTTTATGAACAAAACAATCGCAGAAAATATGAAAGCAACTGGTTTAGTTACAGTTGTCAAGAAAAACACTCTTGGTCAGGTTATCCAAGAGTTTGAAGTCCCTAACTTAGTTGTTACTGTTGGCAAAAATTATATTGCTTCAAAAATAGTTGCAACAACCAATTCCCCAGCATCTATGACACACATGGCTATTGGTACAGGAACAACTGCACCAGCTTTAACCGATACGCAGTTAGTCACACAAACTGGACGTGTTACTTTATCAGGATCCTCAGTCACAAATAATACAATTACTTACACAGCAACATTCCCTGCTGGTACTGGTGATGGTGCTATTACTGAAGCTGGTATTTTTAATGGAGGAACTTCTCCTGGTGCTGTGCTATTATGTCGCACCACATTTCCTGTTGTGACTAAAGGTTCAGGCGATACAATTGCTATCACTTGGGTTATCACAATCAGTTAATTTTAGACTTAGGATTCTAAATGTCAAATGTTATTGGCGAATCATCGCTAATTAAAACAATTTTACATAAATCTCTTGCAGAAGGGGTTTATCGTGATATTGTTACTAAAAATTCATCTTACTACTATTTTCTTGGTAAAACATTAGAATGGACTAATCAAGAATATCAAAATTCTAATGTAGTTGGAGAACCACCATTTCCTATTGACAGTTTTTCATATGAACAAGATGTAAGAAATGAAATTATAACATTTAAACAAATTAATCCAACTGATGTTCAATTTGTTGTTCCTAGAAATAATTGGACTATTAATACAGTATATGATATGTATGATGATGAGTATAACACTCAAATTATTGGATTAGATGTTATTTCAGGTGGAACTGGTTATATAAGTTTACCAACTATAACTATAACAGGTGGTGGTGGAACTGGTGCAGTATTTACTGCTATCGTTGATGGTTTGACAGAAAGAATTATTGGTATTGAACAAGTTTCAAGAGGTTCTGGTTATACTTCTCTTCCTACTGTTACAGTTACTGGTGGCGGTGGATCAGGTGCTGTTCTTGCTCCAGTTTTAAATATTGCACCATCTGGTTCTCAGAAACTAGAAGACGCTATATTTTATGTGATGACTGACGAATTTAACATATACAAATGCCTTGATAATAACAATAATGCTCCTTCTACATTAAAACCTATCGGAACTCAACTAGAACCAATTGTTCTTGGTGATGGATATATTTGGAAATATATGTATAATGTTCCAATTGGTTTAAGAAATAAGTTTTTAACTGGAGATCAAATTCCAGTAACTAGTGCATTAACAAATCAATTTTATAATAATGGTTCTTTAAATAATATTTCTATTTTAAATAAAGGAAGTGGATATACTTCTGCTACTATTTTAGTGAATGGAGATGGATATAAAGAATCCGATCCAATTTATATTGAACAAATAACACCAATTGTTGGTGGTAGTGGTTTTACAACTCCGACAATAACTCTATCTGATCCAGTTAGTAACACGTCTCCATTTATTGCCCAAGCATCAGTATTTTTAGGACAAAAAATTTATAATGCTGATAAAGATTTTTATGAAGTTATAACTCCAGGTACTTTAGGGTTAAATGAACCAACTCACAGAGAAGGTCTTGTTAAAAATGGAACTGTAGTATTAAAATATATTGCGTCTACTGCAAAAGCGACCTTAACTGTAACTAGTGGTGCTATAACTGGAGTTAATCTTATTGGCTCAGTGAGAGATGCTATTGTTGTTAATCCTGGTTCTGGTTATACTTCTGAACCAACAATAACTTTTTCTGGTGGTGGTGGAACAGGTGCAGCAGCAATCGCAAAAATACATGCTGGTAGTGTATTATACATTACTGTTATTAATCAAGGAAAGAATTATACAAGCACTCCAACGATTAGAGTAGGAACAGAATGGACTGCTACAACAGCTGTTACTTTAAACCAACAAATATTTTACTCAAATAAATTATATACAGTTACTGTTGCAGGAACTACAGGAGCAACTGCTCCATCTCATCAAAGTGGTTCAGCAACAAATGGAACCGCAACTTTAACAGTAGCTGGAAACGCAGCAACTGCTACTGCAGTGAGAAAATACGGATCTGGATATAAAGCTGCACCAGAAATTACAATTATTGGAACTAGAACTACAGATCCAGAGTTTACAATATTCACTGCTTTATCTGATGCTAAAATAATTCCAGTTATTGATAATGGACAAATAAGTTCACTTATTATTGAAGATCCAGGTGTTGGATATACTTTTGCTGAATTAAGCATAATTAACGCTGGTGGTGGAACAGGTGCAGAACTGTCAGCTGATTTAAATATTGGTAATATTGATTCACTACAAGCAAATAATGAAATGTTAACTGTTTCTGGAACGATTGATGCTATTAAAGTAGTTAGTCGAGGTTATGGTTATGCTACTGCTTCCGTTAGAATTGAAGGTGATGGTACTGGCGCAAGAGCTGTTCCAGTGATAAATCCTGTGACGGGAAGTATATCAAAAATAAATATTATAGCCAGAGGGTCTGGATATACATACGCTAACATTACTATTTCGGGTAACGGTAGTGCTGCAACAGCAAGAGCAATTATGTCACCATATGGTGGACACGGTAAAAATGCACCAGATGAACTATTTTCTAGAACTCTTATGTTTTACGGGAATGTATCAACAGACTTAAATCAGGGATTCCAGATTAACAATGACTATCGCCAAGTCGGTATTATAAAAAATCCAAGAGCATTTAATAGCACAGCTTTTTATAATTCAGCTTTAGGTTCTGCATGTTTTATCGTAGGGTGCAATGTTAATATTAATAATTTTCCAAAAGATAGTAATGTCTTTGTTAATCGAAGTGTAGTAGTGACTAATGGATTAACTAATACTACGGTGCAAGTGACTAAAATGTATAGAGTAGTTACGGTTACTTCAACTGCGATATTACTCCAATCATTAGATAATGATACTCCCTTAGTTAATGATACTTTTTATAATAGTAATTTACAGTCTTTTACTATATCTACTATTGGTCCACCAAACGTAGATAAATATTCTGGACAGATGTTGTTTATTGATAATAAAAATGGATTTACTCCATCTTCTGCAGAAACAGTAACATTAAGAACAATTATCAAGTTTTAACCTAAATAGAACAGCCACTAACAATAAGAAAATTATAATGACAATCAATTTTAATACCGAACCGTACTATGATGATTACGACGCAGCAAAAGACTTTTATAGAATTTTGTTCCGTCCAGGTTATGCTGTGCAAGCTAGAGAACTTACACAGATGCAAACCATTTTGCAGAATCAAGTTTCTCGATTTGGAGACCATGTTTTTAAAAATGGCTCTCAAGTAGTTCCAGGTTCTGTTAACTATGATCCCTTCGTACATTTCGTAAAGTTAGAATCTACATACAATAA